CAACACCACCTATCTGAGAAAGTAAAGATGGTGTAGGTGCAGTTGTTGCAGTAACTGTTTGAGAAGCACTTGGTACACCTCTTAATATATCACTAAAGAACCCTAATCTTTGGAAAGGTTCATAAGCTTGCTGTAAATCAGATTGTCTCTGTGCATCAAGTAATGCCTGTGCTTGTCCTTGTTGTAAAGAACCAATACCTAATAAGTTAGCTATATCTTGTTGACCTAACCTTTGTTGTAATTCACCCAATCCTGCTCTTTGTCCTGCTAACGCTCCAGCTAAACTTCTTTCTCTTATTTGAGCATCAGCTAAATTACGAGCTTGTTGTAAAGCTGACTCAAACCCTGCTGCCCTCAACTGACCAGACTGTTGACCTATTCTATCTAAAGTATCACCTGCTAATAAAGCACTTGCAATACCTGATCTTGAACCACCGAAAGCACCTGAACCAACTACGTTTCCTGCAAGTTGGTTTTGAGCCATGGCTCCTTGTCTTAATAAATCTTGCTCTGTGGCTTTTATGACTTCGTCTGTAAAAGGATTCATAAATCTAGCGATACCCTCTGGACTATAAGCCTCAGTTACAGAAGGCTGATCTCTTATTGCATCAAGTTCTTTTTCTGCACCTGTTAAAAAAGGTTGAAACCCACCTATGCCTTCTTTAGTCATCGTTACAGCTTTTTGTTGTTCAGGGGTAAATCCAGCTATTTGTATATCAGGTATATCTATTTCTTGTCCTGATTTTTGATATGCTGACTCTAATAACTTACGAGCATAATCCTCTAAAAAAGGTGCTTGTCTATTTATTACGGTTTGTTCTGTTGTTGCCATTACGCCATCCTCGCATTTTGATCAGCTCTTTTTTCAAAAGCTCTCATTATTCCTTCCATAACTTTTGCTCCTCGATCAGGATTATTACCTCCTGTAGGATCAGCACCTGCTACTGCTTTTCCTGTTTGAACAAATTCTGTATTAGAAAGTAGTGTTGGTATCTTATCGTCTCTTGGACCTCCTGGACCAGTAATATATCCACCATAACTTGCCCTTAAAAACATATTACGATTTAAAATATTATTTAATAAAGCTTCATAATCAACATCAGCCAATAATTTCTGAGGATCAGTTGATGGTCTTTGTTTTTCTAAACCAATCAACTGATCTTGAGGAGGTAAAGCTAACTCAGGTGGTCTTTCTGGGTTTTCTCCTCTTGCTAATGCAGCATAATAATTGTCGACTATTTGTTGTTTAGATAAGCCTTCTGTTTTTACTTCAGGAGGTTCAGCAAGTTTTGCTATCTCTTGTCCTACTATAGGTGATAGTCCTGCAGTTATAACTTGTGGTATTGTTGCACCTGCACCTGATAAAGCACTTGCTATACCTTGAGATGCTACTGGTGGACCAGTTACAGCGAATTTTGCTCCTGAACCAAGAGTAGATCCTACAGTGGGTACACTTCCTCCACTAAACCCTGCTACTGCTTTGTCTATCTCTGGAGCAACATATTTTCCTCCAACATAGGCAACACCTGCATTTACTAGTGCTTTATCAACAGGTTGACCTGCTGCTAATGATCCAAGACCAGAGCCTATTGCACCTCCGATTCCTGGAGCAATAATATTACCAACGATTGCACCAATAGTAGGTAAGAACTTTTTTATACCTTTGAAGAAAAATTCTGGCTGTCCTGTTACAGGATTTCTAGAATTTAGTTCATTACCAACAATGTAGCTTTCTGGGTTTTTTATACCCACAGCTTTCATTTGTTTAAATAAATTACTTTTTAGCTTTGGATTGGCATCTAAAACTTCTTTTGGTATTACTGTTTCACCCTCTGAAGCGTGAACAATATAATTATCTTCGAAGCGACCTAAACTTGCTAATCCAGTAGCTACATTTTCAAGTGGTGCCATCATCATATCAACATACCCTATTTTTTATTTTCTTACAATCATTAAGTAACAATCTTTATTGTTCCACTATCATTATATAATGCCCCTGATTCTAAGCCAGTAGCACTTGTTGGTAAATCGGTTAATGTAATTTTCGTTGCTCTTAGTTCTCCTGGATTTCTTTCTTGTGTTATAAATATTTCTAAAGTACGAACTAAATCTTCTACATATTCTCTTGTTATCTGTTCTGGAGGTTCTGGTAATCTTGGTGCTGGTATGCCAACTAATGCCATTATCTTCTCCCATCTTCCCTTATATCAACTCTTGGTGTTCCCATTTTAAACTTACAACCTAATGCATTAGAATCAAGTCTTATTGCAAAAGATCTTCCTCTAATTCTGTAATCGAGTTTATTTGTAAATTGTTCAACTGGACTTGTTGCTGTTCTTGTTGTTGTACCAGTACCTGTTTGGGAAAAGTCTTCTCCAGGAAAATCTCTTGCTTTAACTGTAAATGTAGCGTTTGGAGAACTACCTGTAACAGAACCTGTAAAACTTAAATCTGGTATAACTCTTTTTATAAAAGCAAACTTTTCTCCATCTCCCATATCCATGGGTGATGTTTCGATAAAAGAAGTCATAGCACTTCCATCATCGTCGAAACCAAGTTCATGGTTAAAAATATATCCACCTCCTGCAGCAAGTGGAAAATTTCTAATACCTCTATCTAGCCACGCTGTTCTTGTTAAAGTTCCATAATACCAAACTTTTTCATTATAGTTCCATACAACATATTTATCACACTCACTAGAGTTAGCAGATGGATAAAACCACCAAACTTCTCCAAACTCTGAATTAATACCAGATATAACTTTGTCTCGTTGGGCTAGATTAAAATCTAAAAAGACTTTATCTTTTACTGTACAAGGTAATTGTGCAGTTTGTCCAGCGTGAACATAAAAGGTATCTATTCCCATCCAATATACAACATCTTCCGTAGCAATAGCCGAAGCAGAAGACATTATTGTAATATTAGATGCTAACTGTGATATACCAAAAGTAAATGGGGCTCCTATAAATCGCATAGAATGTAATGATTTATCTGTAAAAACTAATATCTCTCTTTTTGTTTCTACAGCTTGTACAAAAGTAGATCCTGCACCTAGTCTTAAATCTCCAGCAGTATTCGTTGCAGTCGGAAACCAATCTACTGGGTTTTCTTGACTACTAAATCTAATAAGTAATGGGTCTTGTACACCATCACCTTGTGTTGCAGACGAACTTCCACCGACACCATCACACCCAAAAGCTATTACATGACGATCTATATCAGATACTAATACTTGTTTAGCTACAGTAGGAACACTTTTTTCTCCACTAAATGTGTTAGTAGCACTTAATTCAACACCTCGACTAGATAATCCTAAACTCTTGTCCCAATAAAATAACCCACCATCTTTTATATTAATTATAAGATCTTCACCAAAGTTATCATGTGACCAAAGACGTATTTGAGTTGTAACTGTAACTGTTGCTGCATTACCCCAACCTACATAATCATTATCTGAATTAGCATTACCAAAAACTAAAAATACAGTAGCTCCATTTGCATGAGTAGCAGCATCAGTTACCACATTAGATGTAACTGCATTTACTGTTATAGTTGTACCATCGGCTTGTGTTAAAGTATCATTTGAACCACCATGTGCAGCAGTATTTACATTACTACTTGCTCCAGTTCCTGCATAAGCTCTAACCACAGTTAAATCATTAGTAGCGACATTAGTAACTAACATTAGTTCATTATCTACAAGTATAACGTCATTAGTAGCTATGCCAGTACCACTTGTAACAGTTAAAGTTGTATCAGAATTACTAAATGTGCCACCCTCGTTAATTGTTGTTTGTAAAGCACCATTAGTAATACCATTCCATGTACCAGCACCAAAACCAGTACCTCCTATAACTTGATCTAATCCTACGTTAACTTGATAATCACCATCTACACCAGAACCACCATTACCACTATCAGAAGCAGTTGCTAAAACATTTAAAACGATTGTATATCTATTAGCATCTAATATATTAATAATTTGATGTTCTTTTTCTAAAATTGCTTGTGTTATATTTCCTCCAGAACCTAGTCCATCAGCATGAACTCCTGAGAACGTAACAAAATCATTTTCAACTGCTCCATGACTCGTGTCTGTAACAGTAACGGTTGTTGTTCCAGCACTTGTATCATTGGCTGACGTAGATGCAGAAAATGTTATACTATTTGTAGAGACCTTTCTAATAGGCGTTATATCATTAAATGTTGTACCCTCTTCAATATAATATTTAAGATGTGTGCCAATACCAAGAAAATTAGAGCTATCTAACGCTATCCAGTTATGTAATCTTCTAGCACTACCTAAGTATTGATTAGGAGAATACTTTTCCCAACCACCAAGTTTTTCTGGAAACCCCATACGAAAACGTATTTTATCACCATCAAAGTAACCACCTTCATTAGAATAAGGTGTTACCTCTCTATTAATTCCTGCTCTAAATTTTAACGCTTTTATCATGCTGTCACTCCAGTTAAACTACCACTGCCACTTGATGTTACATTACTAAAGCCTTGAATAGATTTACCACTTGCACCACCAGAAGCTCCACTTGTGCCATTTGTTGGTGCTGTAGCTGGATAACTTACGCTTGTACCAGAACCATTACCTCCAGTTCCACCATCTGATCCTGCTACTCCAAAAGCACCACCATCTCCACCAGTCCCACCTGCACCTGCGTTATTTGAACCAGCACCACCAGAAGCCCCAGACCCAGCAGATTGATTATAACCTTGACCCACGCCACCTGCTCCACCAGTCCCACCATTTTGTGTCACTAACGGAGTTCCAGAAACAGACATACTTAAAGTATTGTAATAATAATTTTGATTATTTGAAGTTGTGCCATAAGCAGTAAAATAATAAGTTGTACCTGATGCTATATTAACAGTGCCACTATTACTTATTGATGTACCAGAAGTTACATTACTTGTACTTACATTTATTGTAGGAGTTCCATAACCACTTCCATATGAGGTACTAATAGAGGCACTAACAGAATACACACCTTGTAAATTAGTTTGTGCAGAAATATAAATTGGACCTCTATTTGCACAAGCACCAGAAAAACCAGCACCTGCATTACCAGAATGGTTTATATCAAATTCTGCTGGATTGATACCACGATTAAATTGTGCATTAATACCACCCCATAGTCTATCACTAACAACACCAGTGCCATCTAAATTACCTGCACCTGTATAAATAGAATTTAACCAAGTAGGTTTATTATTTTGAGGAGTATAAGCACCACCCCCTCCTTCATCAACTAAACTAGAAAAAGTAGCAGAGCCTGTATATACACCTTTACCTCCAGTGCCACCAGTACCTCCACCTCCACCTCCAGCTTTTATTGTTCCATTATTAACCAAAGTTACAGCAACACTTCCATCAACTTGTAAAGCATTACCTCCTGCCTGACCTGCTGCACCACCAGCACCTTCTATACTTCCTTCGTTTGTAATTGTTATAGTGCCTGCACCAGTGCTATCTATTTTAAGTGCTGGATTAGCAGTACTTGTTGCACCTACAGTTACAGACGAATTAACTACAATCTGTTTCGGATAGTCAACAGCAAAGTCATCACCAAATACTCCTACACCAGTTTGGTTAGTTGCAGTTGATGAATAAGTTTTTTTAAAAGCTCTTTCTTTACCATAAAAATCATTGAGAGATATTGCACCAGAAGTTGGTACACCAGCTGATAAGTTTGTAGAACTATTATTGCCTGCGTTTGCACGAACCAAAGACCCACCTAGATAAAACTCAGTCAAGGCTCTACTAGGAAAGTTAGTGCCTGGATTATACTGAGATTCAATATCTTGAAAGGATATTGCTCCAGATGATTGTAATGCTGCCATTAAACAGTTCCAAAAGCTGTAATGTTATTTGCTGATGTTACAGCCCCATTAGAAGCTAATTTAAATACTGCTGTTCCATTATATTTAAAAAGTAAGTCATTATCTCCAGTATCTAATTCAATCGACCATTTACTGGAACCAAACAATATAGCATTTCCGTTTGTATCTAAGTTACCTCCTAACTGAGGAGTTGTATCAGAAAGTAAATCTGTTGGAATAGAATTTACATTAGCATTCGCACCAGTGCCATCTGCAAAAACAATAGTTGATGTGCCATTTGGTACAGTAACGGTAGATCCAGAGCCACCACCTTGTTTTATAGTAGCTGTTTGACCAGTACTATTTTTTACAAAAAACCATTTTTGTTGATCGTTAGGGTCAAAAAGTAAATCGAATGCACCACTTGGGGATCCACTTAATATTAAAACTTTATAATGTCCATTAGATAAAGATCCATCGTTAGTAGTTAGTGTTGTATTACCACTTATCGTTAAGGTTACAACTCCATTTAATGCTCTATCGATAATATCAAAGTTTGTATTAGTCGTTGTACCCCAAGTTCCAGCTTGTTCTCCAGAACCTATTTTTTCTATTCCAGTATTTCCAGTATATGTTGATGCCATTATAACCTCATGCGTCTATTTCTGTCCAAGTTTCAGAGCCAGAAGGTGTGATCTTTGTCCAACTCTCATTATTCGGTGGTGTAATTGTACTATACACTTCATTATCTGCTGGTACGATTTCTTCATATAAAAGGTCTCCATTTGCCGACTGTGTAAATTCTACACTTGCTGTTCCTACACCACTTGCTTTTCTAATAGCAGTTGATGTTTGTGTAAAGTTTATATCTTGCGACGAAACTCCTGGCTTTAGTTTAACACCATCTGCGGATTGTGTAAATGCAAAGTTGAAAGTTGCACCATTTGACTGTAAAACAAAAGCTAATGAACTTACGACAAAATTAGCAGATAAATCAGCTTCTCCAGTAAATGTTCCTACACCTGCCGATACTTTAGAAAAGATAGCTTCTTGTGTTGTGCTACCAAATCTAACAGTTCCCCCTAATGAAGAAAAGGGAGACTCAGCAAATGCAGAGAAAGCTAACATTACTCAGCATCCTTGATGGTTAGTGTTCCTGCTTCTACTTGTTTGAGTATTTCTGCATAGTGTCTGTTATTTGGGTCAAGCGGAACTGAAGAATACAAGCCATCTATAGTTGCTACTATAGCACTATTTTTTCCATCAAATTGTATATATTTTGCGTTTTCTATTATCATACTAACCTCTATAGTTCTGCTTCTGCTGTATATCCATACTCGTAGCCTTGTCCCGTAGTGTAAGTACCAGTATCTCTTTGAACTGCATGAAATCCTACTTTTCCTGCTACATTTGTTGCATGACTATTTGCCTCATCTGATCCAGTGTTAAAAGAGGATACTTTACCCGAAGTTCCGTTTCTGCTGTACAAAACAACTGTTGCATTTGATCTTTTTTCAACTTTATATTGTTGCCCTGGAACAAACGCATTACTATGACAAGTTTCAGTAGACATATTTTTAAAATGCCAACCGCCTGGATTATCAGAGCCTGTACCACTAACTTCAAAGTATCGTTGACATAAATAAAGCTCATCCCCATATGACCTATGCTCAAATGGTGTGGCTACAGAGCCTACTTCTAGTTGTACTCCAGTAATATACCATTCATTATCCGTGCTATCTGCAAGATTAATATTTAATCCTGCACCTCTATCTGTGTTTACTTTAGCTTCCCATGTTGTAGGAACTGCACCTGATGAATTATCTGTTCCTGCGACTAATGCCCACATTATAGCTAAACTATCTCCAGTATCATCTGCAAAAGCACCAGTTGTATCTGCTACAAACGTTATTTCTTTTTTCTCCCAAGTATCAGCAGAACTAATTGTATAAGTTGCACCTACTATTCTTATATTGTCATTATCTTCAATATTAACTTGATAAGTTCCAGTTTTATTAGAACGAACATGAAAACTTAATGTATATTGTTCAGCATCAGATGTGCCTTTTTTAAATTGTTGAACATCTTGCCCCTCAATGCTTGTCATTATAAATAATCTGCTATTTGAAGCCAAAGAAGATTTTGCTGTCGTGCAATCTAATTTTAAACTATTAGCAAATCCATTTGGAGAAGTGGAAGATTGTGACATAGTCCATGTACCAGCATCCGTATATAATAATTTAAATCTATCTAAAGCATAATAACCTGTTGCTGTAATAGATGATGCACTTATGCTTCTTTGTGAACATTGCATTGCTCCATTTATTACAACGTTTCGTCTACCACCAATCTGACTATTGGTCATTACTTCGCCTAATTTTGCAACTTCTCTTGCTTTAGACATTTTTAGCTCGGCTTAGTTGGAAAAGTAACATTACCTAACACCCCATCTTTTAATGTAGGTTTTGCGTCTTTAGTTATATCTCTTAATGCTTGTCTATATTTTTTCATATCATCAGACATTGTCACATCTGATAAAGCATAAAAATCAGTCTCTGCTAACAAATCATTTCTTTGCTTTCTAAGCTCTACCATAGGCTCTGCATCTGTTAACTCTTTTTGTTTTTTAGATACTTTTGCCCAAGTTGTTCCAAAGTCTTTTGGATCTGAACTTAATATTCCAGTTCCATTAGAATCGACCCCAGTGACCTTTTTAAATTGAGCGTTAAACTCTTCTTCTGATGTAGGTTCACCAGTCATTGTCCATTCTTGAATGTTTAATGCCATAAGTGCTTCTGATATTGATGCCATGTTTTACTCCTTTATCCTATTAAAAACCCACTAAATCTTATCCAGTTATTACCATCACTATATAACGCTACATTTGCGTTAAATTTAACTTCATCGCTTGCACTTAAATTTATTATTGCTGAAGCATCTCCATTAGATGAGTAATTCTCATTAGCATTAGAATTAGATGCTCTCATAGATAATCGTTCTACATTTTTAGTACCATTTAAATATAAAAATACATCAACACTACCAGTGGCACTACCAGTTCCAATACACGCAAAGGTTATTAAATAATTACCAGCAACTGGTGCAGTAAAAACACCAGTAGATAAATTTACACAAGTTCCAACATTTAAATGCGTACCTGTATAAGTTACATCTCCACTTGATGACATTGTTGCATTTCTAAAAACATTCCATGCAACTAATTGTGGCTGTGTAACTCTACCACTACTATCGATACCCATTGCACTTGTCCCACCAACTGCTGCAATAGTTGATACTCTTAATTCAGAAGTCATTGTGCGATCTCCTCAAGAATAAACTCATTTAACCCATTAGAATGAGCATATAAGCCAGTACCTCCTGCTGTTCTAGCAAATTGCACAGAGTACGCAACAGCACTTGTGGTATTTGGAAAATCAATTGTAACTCTTGTCCAACAGTCATAAGTATTGTTTGAAGTGTCTGCTCCTGACCCATACTCTCCATATGATGTGGAAGAGTGAAGTGTAGATAAATCAGTCGAATCTCTAAATATAGTATACTTAAATCTAGTGCTTCCTGTTTGACAGTGCATATATATACTACAACTATAACGAATCATACTATTTGCAAATTTTGGAGTTATTGAAAGAGAAGAACTTGCAATATCTGTATAAGAGCTTGATGTTGAACTAGCATGACCACTTTGATCTACAATTTTCCTTACCACTTGTATTACTGAACCGGGTTGAGTCAGCACCTTACCACTTGCAACAGATATAGTTGTGCCAGTTTGAGTGTCTATATTATTTACTTTTAATGTACTCATCCAGCTACCTCCATAGCAGTAAGGAATAAACCAGTATTTTGTCTGTTTAAATATACTGCTGTTGAGTTTCCAGTATAATAATATATTGTATATGTTATTGCACTGGTTGTACTTGGACTATCTAATACTTGCATAGAGGCAGATCCATATCTTCCTTGTGCATTATCATTGTGAACATCAACAAAACAATTTTTAGTCCCAACTCCTATATTTGTACTATCTCTATATATAGTAACATAAATATCATCGTTTTGAGCCATATAAAAACCACCTATATTAGCACTTACAAATATTTTACTAGATGTTGAACTTGGTGTTATACTTACTGCAACACCAGATGTAACAAAAGATGTACTTGTTGTAGTAATATCAGATGAGCTTGAAGACTGCTTTATTTGTTTAACGAAGTTATAAGTTGTTCCACTTACATTAGCTATTGTATCTACATTTATCTGGCTCATACTATACTCAAATTACCTTGTATCGTTAATGTTTTATTTGCAGCTATAGTCAATGGACCTGCTGCAATAGCGTTTTCTGTTGATTCTATCGTAGTGTTTGTATCAAGTTGTGCTTGATGCACTCTGAATATATCTGCTGCTCCAGCACTATTTATTGTTCCACTATCGCCTTTATACATACCACCACCTGCACTTGCTATCTGTATAACTTTAAATACAACTATAACTAATTCATCACTTGTTGCTGCACCAGATGCTAAAGTTATAGTGCTTGTATTTGTTTGTGTAAAGTCAGATTGATCTAGCCTTACACCATTTAAGTATACATCAATATTATTAATTGTGTAGTCTAGTGTTGCACCATTTGAATCTTCACCTGTAAATACAGTTTGACCACTTGTTGCAATATATCTAAATCTAACTGCATTAGTATAACTTGTTGGCGTAGCAAGTGATACACCTAAAAATCTTACAACTATCTTATCTCCATTAGCTGGAGCTTCTGAAAAAACTAAAGTATTACCAGATGCAGTATATGCAAACCCAGAACCTTCTTCTTGAACTACGTTACCTATAGTTACTAATAATTGTGATCCATCTGTTATATTTTGATTTAAATTAAAAGATGTAGTGGTTGAATCACCTGTAAACTTTTGTATAAAAAATGATCCTTGATTTGGGTCGTTACCTATATAACTCATCCTGCGATCTCCATAGCTGTCATTGAACTTATATTTCTGGAAGAATAAGCAGCGTCTGATTCTGAAGTCTGTCTATTAATATATAACGTATAAGTTGCAGAATGAGGAACTGCGCCTTGTAACTGATATACTATTGATGAAGTTGTATTTGGTGAATCAAGAAATGATATTGACCTAATTGGCATATCCCATGTTGTGTTAAAACCAGGATGTGTATACTGATGAAATGTTGAAGCTGTTCTTGCTGATACTGACTGATCTCCAATAAATCCAGTTGAAGTTGCTGTAGCACCCCCAATAGATCTTGTTAGGTTTATATCGCTATGTCCACTATAAGTGGACATAGTAGAATTTATTACTAAAAATATTTTGCTTGAAGTTGATGAGGGGGTTATTGTTAAGTTAAATCCAGTAATATCTACAAAAGACGTGCTAGAGGTATTAAACAAAGTAGTGTAATTTGTATGAATAACTTGTAAAACACTTCCAGTTAAATCATTTCTATCTATTGATTGATTTTTTATTTTACTTATAGTCATTATTTATCCTATTCAACATATGTAACATTAAATGCACCAGCATCTAATGTTTGACCACTATCTGTTTGTATTCTTATTGTAGTTACAGCACCTCCTAATGAAACATAACCAGCACCCCAGTTTATATAAGCACCTATTTTAACATTAGAAGAAAAACAATATTGATTACCTCCCATACTAGCTATGGTCATTAGTCCATAAACTATTGAACCTACACCAACATTATGTGCAAAAGCAAAACTATCTGTTGTTGTAACATTTGCGCCCCCACTATTATGACCACCACCTAAATAAAGTGCAGTGCTTTGATAACCACTTGTTACTATACCACCACTTGTGCCAAGTTGTATTTCTTGATTAGCAGTGCTTCCACTATGAGAAAACCCCATAATTCCTACATAAATAATTTTAGCTGTAGATGGGACAGTAATATCTTTAAAAGTTCCACTTGTTGTGGCAACCTCAGTTTTAGTAGTAGCTATACCACTAACACCACCAGTGCTATCAATAGTCATAGCAGAAACATTGTTGGTATGTGCTATCTGTTCTACTTTTAATTTACTTGTCATAATTTATCCTACCATATAAGCAGAAAACCAAAGATAGTAAATACCAATATTCGATGGATTTGAATACTGGTCAGACATTGCAAGAGCAAATTCTTGTCCGACAGATGCTTCTACAATAGTTGATATTTGTCTACCCGTGTGATTATTATCATTATTTGCCCAAGTCCAAATGTATCCGTTGTTTACATGATCACTACTTGTCAAGAAAAAGCCAAAACCTAAATAATTTGATGATGATTTGTAACCAAAACCTGCCTGAACTTGATATAATCCAGCAACTGGAACTGTGTATTTACCAGTTGAATTATTAAATGCACTATCTCTATTAACATCAATTGATGTAAAATTATAAATAATATCTGTGCCAGTATTGACTGAAACTCCATTGACAGTTGCAGCATTTTGTATACTTCCGTATCCTCTTACTGCGAAAGCTGGTACTTTTGGTATATTTACTCTACCACTTGTATCAATAGATATAGCAGTATTAGTATTTGTTTTATCTTTAATAGTAGTAACTTCTAAGTTTGTTGCTTTTATTATTCCACTCATAACATTAACCTACTTTATATGTTACACAATGTGAGTTTATAGTATCACTAGTTCCAGACATATAAATGTATCCCGAACCACCATTATTTGTTGTATACCATTGATATATTAAATAATTTATATTAGCTCCTATTGTTGCCTGACCAACGCCATCAAGGTTTGAACTACCATATCTGCCTTGTAAAGCATAGCCAGTAACCAATGTAATTCCAACTGCATCTGAAGCTGAAGTAAAAGGTAAAGAAACTCTCATTGCTAAAAACCCACCACTACTTAAACCAAGACTAGCCATATTATATGTTGGAATCCATACAGTACATAAATTACCAATTCTAATATAACTTGCAGTACCAACATTGCTATATTCTGTAGTCGCTGGACTTGTGGCACTTACACTTGTATCTCCAAAGACACTAAAGCTATAAGTTCCCTCTTCATATACATTTAATATATCCGTTCCAGAAGCTAATTTTACACCATTAGTAAGTGTTGTTGCATTACCAACAGTTTTTTCTCCTATTTCATCTACAAATATTTTAGACAATTGTTAACACTCCATTTACTGTAACTGTGGTTGATGAGTTAATGGATATGTCTCCAGCCATCATTGCTCTTTCACCACTAGCTATTGTTATGTCACTAGCAATTGTGCCAGAGTTTACTATAGGTTGTGCAAAATTGTTAACTCCAGCAAAAGAATTATTATTAGCTAAACTTGGACCACCTGCACTTGGTATAGCAAAGTTTCTAAATATAACATAAATATTATTTGATCCAGATCCTGGTGCTGCTTGAAAAGTCAAGGTTGTTCCAGATGCAGTATAACTTGTTGCTGGTTTTTGTTGTACGTTTTCAACAAACACTTCTAAATCTTCATTTCTATTTACTGCTCTATTTAAAGTAAATACAGTTGTACTGCCATTACCACTAAAAGACTGACTTGTAGCAGTAGAAAAAGTTTGTGGTGGTGTTGTTCCAATATAGCTCATGTTCTTATCCTAAAACCATGTAAACTTGTGCTGTCACCACCATACAAACTTTGATTTGCTGTAGCTAAAAAATACAATCTTAATTTTAACTGGTCAGCATTTGCAAAAGTATGTATAAAACTCACGACAGCACTTTGATATGAGCCACTGCCAGCATTTGCATTTGTTGTTTCTCCATGAGTTACAATATTACTACCATTCACATTTAAATTAAGATACATTCTTGTAGGTGAATATAAAAGACGTGTTCTGCCAACCACAAAGTAAGTTCCAGCAGTGGCTGTTGTGAATTTTACTGTATAATCTGATGTATCTAACAAATCATGTGTATCTAATGTTTTAACAGTCAAAGGTATGTCATACTGTGTATTGTTTGTTACAGTATGAGATCCAGTTGTTGTAAGCATAAATGCAGGCACTTCTGCTGCACCACCGTTTGCAACTGGTAATGTACCAGTTACTTTAGTAGCTAAATTTATGTTGGCACTTGAATTAATATCTGCATCAACAATAGTATCGTTTTTAATTTGATTTGAGGATATTGTGCTTAAAGGCATTATGTAATCTCCATTATATTTAAGGACACATCTACTGCTCCATTTACATTGGAATCTATTTTTAAAACATCTGTGGCTTGTAAAACATATTTACCACCAGTTAATAACTCCAAACTAGAACCAACTGCTATAGGAACATCTTTAGCTAGGTGTATATTAGCATTTTGTGCTTGACCAGTATTTGTCGTGTCACTTTCTAAATGAACATCAATTAAAACACTTGAAGTTGTAATGTTACATAAAGTTAAACCTATAACCACTGTTGTTGTAGATGGTGAATTTGGTACTGTATATAAGGTTTCTGGTGTTCCTGCGTTATTTCCCATTGCTGTATGAGTTATTGTTTTAAATGTATTTGCCATATCTTATCCTAACGCTATTGCTAATGCTGTTGCATCATCCAGTGAAGCTGCACCAGCAGTTATTCCTAAATTAGATGGTGTAATCTTTTTCATAGCACCCCCATCATCTATTAAAACAAAATCTGCATCACTGCTTGATGTTGTGGTTGATGGTGCATCTGAGTTACCTGTTGTTAATACTGTATTGCCCTCTATAGTTACAACTCCAGCACTTGCTCTTGCTATAGTTGTGTCACTTGCATGACCTAATTCTATATCAGCAGTTGTTGTTAAATCACCAGTAACTGTTGCACCATCAGATGTGGTTTCAATCTTTTTAACATTGTTATGATATAATTCATTATTGCCATTACCATCAAATTTTGCAAGAGTATCACCTTCTGCATTTTCAAATTGTATTCTACCTGCATTACCAGTCTTAAGACGTAAACCTCCAGTTCCAACATCTTCAATTATAGAATTACTACCATCATGGAATATTTCTAAATCACCACCAGTACCAAACTTTGCTTTCACATTATCTGCAAACTCAAGTGCATCATCTGACTTGTCAAAGACTATGTTCCCATTTGTGCCAGTGAATGTTACATCACCAAACATATTTACATTCAAACTTGAATCAATAGTTAAAGCATCATCTTTACCTGATGGAAATAATTGATCAAGATTACTACTTGTTTTTGCTATAGCAAATTTACCATTACTTAAAATTCCAGTAGACCAGTGTACTACACCACTATCAGCAAATTTTATACCAGTACCATTAGTAAAAGTTTTACTAGTATGTGTATCACCAATTCTTACCCAAGTATCAAAATCAGCACTTAAATTTGCTGTATTATTAGCATCACTGCCACTTACTCTTATGTCTAAGAGAGTTTGTGGACTAACAGTACCAATACCTATGTTACCACTACCATCAATACGAAGACGTTCTGAACTATTAGTATTTATTACCAAAGCATCATTAGAATAAGTTCCAATAATACCTGCATTAGACGCATCAATAGGTAATAAGCGTAAATCTACAGATCCGTTCTTAGATCGTATCTGACCATTTACATCAAGTGGAACCTGTGGACTTGTTCCGATACCCACGTTACCACTTGCATCTTTTATTACTGCTTTATCAGCAGGTAATGTACAAAATATAGTCTTGGTTCCAGATCCAAAACTAACTGCATTATTACTGTTTGAACTAGCTAAGATTGTTGTTCTTGCTAATGTGGCTACAGCAGAAATAACATTAATGGTATTACCCATAGCATTACCATGAGATGTACAATAATATTTTAATGTAGATGGTGCATCACTTGCTACAACGATTGTAACTGTAGCACCTGCTTGTCCTTGTGTACCACTAACTGAAACGCCATCTGTATAAGAAGCATCAGCAGATGTTCTAAATCTTAATGGATGTGATCCATTAGTATTATCACTAACATCAAATACATAAGTAAAACCTTTTACAAACGTAATAACTGGATTGTTTACACCATTTAAGACAAAGACATTTATTCCTCCTACATTAGCTACTGTAACTGTGTAGTTTATAGTTTGAGAAGTGCCTTCATTTATTGTACCTAAACCAACTTCAAAGTTTGTGTTATCTGTAACTGCATAATAAGTGGTGTCACCATTAGATAGATTAGAAGCAAAAGTTTCAAACCCAGTGACTGCACCTTCTAATTGATAAGTCTGTGTACCTACTGTATTTGTAGTTTCCTTAATTCTGTCTGATATTACTAATGCCATTACTTCAACTCTATTGTGAGGTTCCCTGCGTTAATTCTAAATATATCACCAGTTTCAATTACCTTTTGTACGTCTAATGCTCCTACAAACAATATATTTCCACTACTTGCTGCATCTGCAATTATAACATGTGTAATTGTATTGTTTGTCCCACCAGAAGCTGGAAACTCTATATTATTTTGATTAGTTGCTGTTTGAGTATCCGTAGAATCAGATCCTATCATTGTCCATCCACCTGTATTTCCTACAGCAGTTGGTGTAACTTGTACTCTTTGATAATTTGTAAAGTTAGCTTCTGTAATCTCAGAAGATCCAAGTTCTCCTGTGTTTGTTACTGCTGTTGCAAGACCTACATAAATACTGTCTCCAGGTGAGCTAAAAGAAAGAGAATTATTTTTAAACAAAAAATGTAATAATCTTCTTTCTAGATAATTGGTTGCTGCATTTGCTGTTGCCATCTTTTACTCCTATGTTCTCGGTCTTGATGGTAGACCAACTCTATAACCATCTGTGTTTTCTCTTGCTTCACCTAAGTCCTTTAGTCTCTCAAGATATTGCGAATATAATCCATTATAATTTTGTAGCACATCTGGCTCACCTTTCATAAAACTATATGCCTCTACAAGAGAACCATAAAGCAAGGCGAAAGGTGCATTAGTGCTTAACCAAGTTGTACCACCATCTGCACCTGCGGTCAAACTAGCAGGTCTGTAAAAATAATGTAATTCGATTGTATATGC